GAGCGCCGACAGCGGAGGTGTCCCAGATAAATTCATAAGGCAGGCCGAGGCCGAGCGCGGCTGCGCGAATGTATTGCTCAAGATGCGCGTCCAACTTTTCGTTGGGGCGGTTCATCATAAACGACTCGATGCGCTCGGTGGCCTTCAGTCGCGGGATCATGCCGCCGCCGAAAACCGTTTCGCGGGTCAGGCTTTCGCCCGTGCTCTTGGACAAGTCGCCAAAGAATCCTTCGGCCCCTACCCCGCCCTGCGCGTTCTGAACGACAAGGCCGATGCTGCTGCCGATCTTTGCGGCCTGCATTTCAAATCGAAGGAGTTCGTCGCGGTCGAGGAGGTTGTTCAGCGCCACGGCCACGGCGGGATACCCGCGCACTTGGTCGGGACGTTCGGGCTCGTAAACGTGGAGCATCAGATCCGCTTGGATGCGGCGGCTCGTGCGCTGGCTGAAGGTGTCGCCCTCGACCACATGGTAAGCGAGCGGGCGCGCAAAGCGGTCGAGGCTTACGCCATCAATGATCTGGTCGGCCTTGTCGGGCGGATTGGCCACACGGTGCGACTCGACCACTTGGACGGCGGGCATCCCGTCGCGCTTGTTGGTCAGGATGCAAAAGATCTCGCCGTCGCGGTCAATGGCCTCAGAGACGAGCATTTGCAGCCGGCGCATATCGTGCCGCTCGCTAATTTCGGGCGACTTGCTCCAATTGTCCCACCATGCTTCGGCGGCATCATCCCATGCGGGATCGCCGCTGTTGGCCTGCGGGGCGATGGCCGAGCCGACCGAATAGGTCGCCTTGTCGCGGATGGCCGATCTGACGATCGCGTTGTTGTAAAAAAGTTTGCGAGAAAGGCCGAGCAGGCGCACGCGGTCGCCGTTGGAAATATCCACCTTGCTGTCCTGCGCTTGCGACTGCACCCATGCGCGCTCTTCGGGTCGCCAGTTGGCCGCTTCCACCATGCGGGAAAAGCCAAACTGCTTGGCGAGTTTGTCGATCAGTTTTGCCATGTCAGTAAGTGCCGTATTGAGCGCGGCTGCATCTGTTGTTGCCGATCTTGCCCGCGTTGATGGCAAGGGCCGTCTCAATGAGGCCGAGCATTTCCCAGGCGTTGTAGGTTTGCTGAAGTGTGACGGAGCGCCCGCCCACGCTGCTTGACACAACGAATGCCTGTGACGCGCCTCCCGCGACGATCTGCGATTTGCAGGCCGTCTTTAAGTCGGACAGTTCCTCAGAAGAAAAGCATGAGGCGAGAATCGCCGCGTCGGTCATGCCCTCGCGGGCTGTGTCAAGAGTCCGACTTCTTGCGCTTGGCCCACCGAGCCATTACGGCAGCGCGGGCTTGTTTGCTAGTCCGAGCTTTTGCTGACCCTGTTGTTTTGCCGCCCTTGCTTCCGGCTGCTCGGGTGTCCACATAGCTTGCTGGCAAGGGCTTTTTACAGTTAGGGCATCGCACGCCCTCCATCCTAGGGCGCATCGTTGCCGATCTCAATGGGAAGCTCTAGTTGTGGATCGGCGTTTTTGATGCGGGCAAGCTGCACCGTGTGGGCGTGGCGAAGGATGATTGAGGTCAAACTAAGCGCCGCGTCGATGTCGTAGTCGGTTGCCGCATTAAAATTAGCGGCAATCTCTAGAATGTTGAATTTGCTCATACGCCACCAAACTACGCAAGCTGCTTGCGTTGGCAAGCGGAATATGGGTTTTACTCTGTTGGCGCGTTGGTCGCGCGGAACTGCGCCATGATGGAATCAATCAGCACCAGCGCCATCTTTTCGCAGTCGGCCAAGTGGTTTGGCCCCAGCCTTTGCCATTTTGCCTCGCCGTCTTTCTCAATCAGTGCCTCGCCTTGAAGCTGCCCAACATAGTCTTTTGCAATGTCTCGCGGCAGATGCCACCGGCCCCTGCCGTCGCGTAAAATGTCGTGGTAAAGCCGCGCCTGCCAAAAGTGCGCGTCGAATTGCACCGCCCACAGGACCGAGCCGCCCGACACGATTTGCTGGAACTTGTAGGGCTCGCGCAATCCCTGGCTGACGGTGCGCCCCTTGGCCGCTACAAAGAGCCCGCCCGACTTGGCAACGAAATCATAGACACCCGCCGGGGTCTTGGCCGCGTAGCCCGCGTCCACGATTCCCCGATAGCATCTGTAATGGCGGAACTTGTCCATCACGCCATCCCATCCGACCATCGCCCCGTAATCGAGGAGGTAGCTGCTACCGTCTTCATGGAGTTCGCGGACGATCCACCACATTTCGGTTTGCTGCACGTCGATAGACATGAGCCGCCCGATCACCTTGCCTTCGGGCGCGGCCCCCATCGTGTAACGAGGCGAGGCGTCCACGCGGTCGCGGATCATCTGCGTGGTGATAAGCGCGCCGTCAGGTTTCCACGGCAAAGCGAGCTCGCGGTTGTTGAAATCTTGCAGCCCTCCTGGCGCATCGCGGTCTTGCAGGAACTTTACGGCCAAGTCCGACCATTTGCGCCAAGGCGCATAAAGCGAGGAGAGGTGATAGCTTCGCCGCCCTGGCTCGGCGGCAAGCTCCGTTGCGCGCCACTCCCCACGCTCTAGCATCAAAGGCTTGTCGTTCTCCGCGTGCGCGTGACCGCAGGCAGGACAGACGCAGCGCGCCGTGTCGGCCACCTTGGTCATGTCCCAGCCCTCATCCTGCTTGGCTGTCTCGTCCCATCGGATGTGTTCCCATTCCAAGGCCCACGCTTCGCCGCAGCCAAGGCAGGGCACGAAGTATTTGCGTTGATCGCCCTTGACCCATTCCGTCCAAATTGCCCCGTCTTCGTAGGTTGGGGTCGAGGTCGTTACGATGATGTGTTTCGGGTAAGTTGCCACGCGGGCCTCGGCAAGTTGCAACGGCGCGGACTCTTTGCCGCCCTTGGCTGGGAATTTGTCCAATTCGTCCATGCACAGCGCGGCAATCGAGCGCGAGGAAAGCGAGGCCGGTGAGTTGCTGCCCGTGAACCACACGCTCATGCGGTCAAAGTGCTGTTCAAGAAGTCGATATTTATCGGGGTCGGATTGCTTGTGCCGCGCCAAAGTCTGGTTCTGATCTACAAGCGGCATCCATCGCGTCTCGGAAAATGACCGCGCAAGGTGCGTCGAAGGCATAACCCAAAGACAAGGTGCGGGATTTACGTCGAGCTTGTAGGCCATGCCCACGATGATGGCCGTGGTTTTGCTGGTCTGAGCACCCCAAACCAAAGCAAGTCTCCGCACCCTATCGTCCGCAAAGCACTCCAACACTTCGCGCACATACGGAGTGCGCGCCGTGGAATAGGTGCCGGGCAAATTGGTGATTCGCTCGGACAGCTTAAGATTGTTCTCAGCCCACGCCACTACGCCGGGCTTCGGAGGCGCGACTGTGACCTCGTGCGCCGCCGACCAAACCTCGCCTAATCCGTTGCGGTCGCCTCGCTCAAGGATGTCGGCAATGTCGCCAGATGCTTCCGCAGGATCGAGGTTGCTTCCTGACTCCAGGGCCGCGTCGAGAAATCTTGCACCGCTGCCGCAATCAATGAGCGGATCGCCGTCACCGTCTCGGATTTGTTGAGCACCGCTTTGGTCATCGCTAGAAATTGCGCCAACTCTTGCTCGGCCTGTGCCGCCGCCTTTCGGCTGTCGCGCCACGCGCCGGCCAACTCGGCCACGGTGCGGCTGTTTATCTCGCCGCCTGCCGCTGCCGATTTCCAGAGTTCGTAATGCTTTAGCTCGCCCTCCGCTGCCCGCTCCAGTCTCGCCTTCGGACCCATCGCCGGGTTCATGGCTGCGGCCTCGACCGTCACCCGACCCGATTTGCGGCGGCGCACATTGGACGCCACCCAAGCCTTCGCCGCTTCGGCATCGTCCACCGGCATCCCTTGGGCTTTCCAAAGGGTCACCGCTGACGCCGAGGCGTTCAGCACTTGGGCAAGCTGTATCTGGGTTAGGGCCATTTGGCATGTGGGCAGCGGCTAGGCGATAATCTCATTATCGAAACGACAATTTGGGAATGACTACTCGCTATGAGCGTTCACCTCGACCAATGTTCAAAAAATTGGCGGTGTTTGGCGCATTCTCCTTC